TCTCTAATGCCCGGTAAGTTAAAGTTAACTAATTTAAGATTATTTAAAAAGGTTATTGGTCAAGGCCAACATAGGAATGTATTACAACAATATATCGTAAGAGATAATCAATTAGCAGATATTATTGACAATGCTATTCCATCTATTCAATTAAGAAGGTATAATCAATCTAGATAATTATCAATATTTAATTCTAAATATTTTTCTAGATATATAGAATATAATATCATATTATGAGTGAAAAGAAAAAGACTATATCCGAACAAGCAGATCAAATAAGACAAGAGTTGGATGATTTGATTGGTGACGGAGTGATGGATGTAGAAAGTGATCCGAAAGATTTACCTATTCAAGCTAAACCCACAGATTTAGCACCTATGGTAAATTATGTAGATTTAAAAGCTGGTGCGACTAAAAAGGCTCAAAAAACTATTACTAGCCTAATGAAATTCTATCTTGATGCAGATATTATCGAGAAAGATGAATATATTCAAGCCAAAAAGAAGATGGATGAAATGACGATGTCTTCATTAATCTATCAATTACAAGCTGGTGAAAGAGCGCTTACTACTCTATTAGAAACTATTGATTCTGGTGAATTAGCACCTAGAATGTTTGAAGTTCTAGCAACTCTACAAAAGTCAATGCTAGATATTATTAAATCTCAGACTATGTATTTGATGGCTGCAGAAGAAGGTACTAAGAGAATTGCAAGAGACATTGAGATTTATCAGCAGAGAGCAAACCAAACAGCTATCGAGGGAGCTGGTGGAGATAGTGGTAATAAGAATATTCAAAGGGGCACTAAAGATTTAATGGCTGCAATTAGAGCAGGTATAGATGGTGCTAATGAAGAGGATATTGAAGATATTGAACCAACAGAAGAATAATGTCAGACTACGTAGGAGATAATAAATGGATTCCTAAAGAGGAGGGGCCACAGGCGGCCTCGGAAAGAATTGTTTGGTCTACTAAACAAATAGATGATTTGTTGGTTGCTATGGACCAAGGTTATCGTCCTAAGATCAAGTTGCCATTCTACGAGGGTAGACAATTTCTAAAGAGAGGTAACATAGTATTTGAATATACTGATGAGGAAATAGCTGAGTTAGCTAGATGCGCCGCAGATATTGTCTACTTTGCAGAGAAATATGCAGTTGTAATGACTGATAATGGTATTCAGCAAGTAAAGTTAAGAGATTATCAAGTAGAGATGCTTCAAAATCTACAGAATGAAAGATTTAATATCGTTTTAGCATCTCGTCAGATGGGTAAAACAGTTACAGCTAGTATTTTTAATGCATGGTACTTAACTTTCAATATGGACAAGAATACTCTGTTACTTGCTAACAAATCTGACTCAACAAAAGAAATTATCGACAAGGCTAAAACAGTTATTGAAAATCTTCCATTCTTCATGAAGCCTGGTATTATTAAATACGACGTTATGAATGTAAGATGTGATAATGGTTGTCGACTAATAGGACAATCAACTACAGCAAAATCCGGTATTGGTTTTACAATTCATAATCTATATTTAGATGAGTTTGCTCACGTCCACTCATCTATTGCAGATTCTTTTTATGAAAATGTATATCCTACCCTATCTTCATCTAAAGTATCAAGAATTACAATTACATCAACACCAAATGGATTCAATAAATTTTACCAAATATACGCCGCAGCAGATCGTAAAGATAATGAATATCATCCTATGCGTATCGACTGGTGGCAACATCCTGACAGAGACGAAGAGTGGTATGAAAGAGAACTTAAAAACTTAGGTTCAATTGAAGCATTCAATAAACAATATGGAAATGAGTTCGTTTCTAGTTCAAATTTACTACTAGATCCAGTGGATATGAAAAAGATGAGAAAAAGGATGAAGCCGTATATCTATCATGAATTTGATGAATTCGATTATATTTCTATTGATACCAAAGGTTTCTTAGAGTGGGATCCGGCATTTGATATTGATAAATGTAAGGATAAAGAGAATTTTTGGTTATTTTCAGTGGATATTGCAGAGGGTAACGGTGGTGACGCATCAGTAATTAATGTCTTCCAGGTCAGTCCAATGAGCAAAGAAGAGATTAAGAATGTAGTAAATCCCGGAGCAATGTACGACTTTTTTAAATTTAAACAAGTTTGTAGATTTAGGTCCAACGAACACGTCATCGAAGATTTTGCCAAAGTATTGTATACGTTAGCAGTGGATATATTCTATCCAGAGAATGTTAAGATGATTGTAGAGTATAATACTTATGGAACAGTATTGTTTAATTATTTAAGGCAAATATTCCCACAAAGAAATGATTTTGATGATGAAATGGTAGTTAAATTTAAACATAGACATGACGGAAGGACTCTAAAGCCTGGAATTAGGCTAAAATCTGACAATAAAGCTATCTTTTGTCAGAACTTTGCGAAATTATATAAGATAAATAGATTAGATTTAACTGATGAAGTTACAGTAACGGAAGCATCACTGTTTGGAACTCTTCCTAACGGTAGTTATGGTGCGCAAATGGGAAATGATGACGTCATAATGACATGTATTACTGCAACTGAATTTTTTAATACAACAGACTATGCAGATTTTATTGAAGAGCTACTGGATTTCATTGACCCAGACCTTCACGACGAGATGGAAAAGATATTATATAGAGACAGCGATCAGCAAGGAGATCTACAATATGATATTTATGATCTATTGAAATAAATTTACAAAAGCACAGGGATATATAATAAAAGAATTAAAAAATAAAAACGAACAACTATGGCATTAAGTCCTCAATTATTACAGTTCAAAAGCTCAGGCGTATATCGTCTGGAGTTTGACAAGTCACAAACCGTTAACATTCCTGCGGAGACTATTAGACTAGTTGTAGGTAGATCTAAAAAAGGTCCTTACAACACACCAGTACTAATAGAAGATGCAGAACAATTTGTACAAGTTTTCGGTGGAATAGACAAGTCCTTAGAAAAGAAAAATATGTTTTTCCACAGATCAGCATTAGAATGTTTATCTAGAGGTCCAATCTTGGCTCTTAACATGACAACCGCAGATTCTGATGATAAAGTAGCTTTATTCTCACCTGCTACTAACTCATCACAAGAAGGTTTAACTTCTGTACCTGCAAATGGTTCTAGCCAATTATTAAAAGAATATAGCGATGTATTTGATACAGACAAATTCTGGACACCCTCAGATGAGAAATTATTAGCTGCTGCGGCACAAGACACAAACCACGCAATTTCTTTCGTGAATATCAAACAAGATCCTATCTCAGTTATTATTAGACAAGCTGGAGATGTAAGAGGTTTTGAAGTCCAAGCAAGAGAATGGTATGGTGAAGCAAATATTCCAGAAGGAATTGAAGCAGATGAGTATGTATCAGATTACATGGTAGATGTATTTGTATTCAAAGGTAAATTTGATGCTCAAGCATTAAACAACGACCCAACTTTCGGAGAATTCTTCACATCAAAAGGTTTAGAGAAAGATCAACTATCTAAGTTTGTTGGTTTAAGAGAAATTACTTTATTAGCACAATACTCTGGTTCATTAATTCCAGAATTCCAAGATAATGAAGGTAGAAATTTATACATTGAAACTTTGATTAACATGGAAGCTAGAAGAACTGGTTTATTCTGTGCAATCCAAGAAGATGCTCTAGGAGCAATTGACTTAGTAGGTAATGGATTCAACGTATATCAAGATTATGAAGTACTTTCACACAGAGTAGAACAAGTTGTAACTCCAGGTGATGCAGGTGCTGTTGGAACAGGAATTCGAGTAGATGGTTCATCGATGATTATTGAAGGTACTAACGCTGCTGCTTTAGCTGCTTTAGCAACTCCAATTATCGTAGGTAAATTCTTACATGCTGCACAAGCAGATGAATATGTTAGAATCACGGCAATCAACGACCAAGGCGCAAATGTAGAAATCATTGCTGACGGTGCAATTAGCCAACAAGGTGGTGTTTACGAACAATATTCAGATGCCGCAAACCCAGCAACTTTTGCTGCACCTGGTGTAGACGCAAGAATAGACGATAACGGAAACTTAGTTTTCTCAGGCCCAATAGGAAACGCTGGTGATGTATTATTATCAATGGGTGCTGGAGGTTCAGTAACTTTCTTAGCATCTGAAAATGCTGGTGAATTCATTGGTATTGGAACTATACAAACAGGTTATACTGATTCTGGAACAGGGGCTTTCCCAGGTTCTGATTCTGTATTAGTACCTGCCAATGGCGGTGGTGTTGGATTCTCTGCTTCATTAGCTGGATCTAACATACAAAGTTTCTCTGGTAAAAAATTAGCAGCAAATGCTAGCTTCTCAGTTAACGATATAGAATTAAATTCTAGAGCGGTATCATTCACATCTGGATGGACTTTCGTTGATAACGGAGCAGGGGTATTTAGATTCTTCAAAAATCTACAAGGTGGTGCTGATGATTTTTCTAGCGAAATTAAAGTAGGTATGTATGTACCTGGTGATGGTGGAAAACTATCTAGAATCAAGAAGATTGTTAAGTCTGTTGCAGGAACAGTATGTACTTATACTTTCACTACACACAGGGCAGTATCTTCTGAACCAGCTTACGCACTTAAGAGATATGAAGACGCCGCAGGTGTTTACAAAGTATTCCCATTAGACGGAGCTTCTCAATCAGATAAAACAATTGCAGAATTATTAGCAGCAATCAAGCCAGGCACTGGTTTAGGTAACGCTCTAGTAGATAAAGATCAGATTACATTCAGATATGTGGTTGATACATTTGGTTCTTTAGAGGCTGGTGGTATTTTAAACAAAGAAGAATTAACTTTCTTATGTAAAGAGAGACAAAATGCTTCTGCGATTCTTAACGCACCAATGGTTAAAGAATTTAAAGCTTCAACTAACCCATCATTCTTAAATGAGTTAACAGGAGCTTTTGATGTAAATAACGTGGCAACGGGTGGTAACTTAAACTTAAACCCAAGCGCACTTTACACACTACCTTCAATTAACGAAGGAGCTACTTACGGATTCTATTACGGTCCAGGTTTAAATGTTATTGAAAATGGCAGAACTAAGGTGATTCCACCAGCTGCTTATGTTTCAAATAACTACATTGACAAATTCTCTGATGCTCTGCCATGGTCAATCATCGCAGGTCCAAGAAGAGGTGTTGTTGGTGGAACTGGAGTACAGTCACTAGAATTTGCATTCGACAAGAATGATAGAGATGTACTCGAGCCATTTGGATATAACCCAATAGTATTCGAAAGAGGCGTAGGTTTAACAATTAAAGGAAACAAGACTGCACAACAAGGAATTCAGTCAGCTTTATCTTCTGCTCACGTGAGAGAAGTATTAATCTTCATTGAAGATGGTTTAGCAGAAATCCTTAAGAACTACTTGTTTGAGTTCAATAACGCACAGACTAGATTAGAGATTAAAACTTTAGCAGATAACTTCATGGAGTCAGTTAAGAAAGACGGTGGTGTATTCGACTTTAGAAACATCATGGACACTACTAACAACACGACAGAAGTTATTGATAACAACATGGGTATTTTAGATACTTTTGTTGAACCAGTTAAAGGTTTAGAGATTCTAGTATCTAGGGTTACTGTACTTAACACAGGTGAGATTGCATCAGGAAACTTTGCGTAAAAAAAGAGAATATATAAAATAAATATAAAATAAACGATATGGCTTTACCACATTATTCAGAAGACCAAACTAGTAGAAAGGGTAAGAACTTTGAGCCAGTACAGGCTAATCTTTTTGAGGTAACTATTTTACCTCCAGATGGCGTAGCTGGACAAGAGCTTTACCTACAACAAATTAACTCTATTTCAGGTTTGGAAGCACTTCACAGAGAAGTAGGACCTGTCGAGCAGAAGTATAAGTTCTCAACTAGATCTTACGCTGGAATGCCTGACGGAACTGCAATCGATGTAACAGTGAATTTTTCACTAAACTTAAATGATTCTAACCAAGCTTACACATATAAGTCAATAAGACAATGGTACAGATCTCAATACAATCCTGAGACTGGAGAAATGGGTCTTAAAAAGAACTATGTAGGTACAATCGTTATTGTTCAGTTCAACAGAGCTGGTGACATTTACAGAAAAGTAACTCTTGACGATTGTTTTATTACTTCAGGCGTTGGATTCACAGGTGAATTAAGTTACGACAATGCAGAAGCAGCATCATTAGAAATCACTTGGAGATCTGATGTATATGCTGAAGAGTTGAATTAAAATTTAATAGAATTAACTATAAAGAAGAAGGTGTTTAACGCCTTCTTTTTTTAAACTTAAAAAACATAATATAATATCCTAATAATAACAGATTATGAGTGATAAACTAACAAAAAAACTTCAGGTATTGTTAACTGAAGATGAGGTCAGGGAGGTTAACCGCGTTATACTAAATGACGCGCTAGAATCCGAAACAAGACCTATATCTGTTAGTGCTTTTATCAGAAATTTAATACAAAATGAGCTTTCAAATAGAA